CAGTTGAAAATAGAGCATATAAATTTGAAGAAAATAAATTTCCTGAAATTTATGTTGATATAAATTATAAATGTAATATGGCTTGTTCAATGTGTTATTCAGAAACGCCTTTTGGTGGTAAAGGTGCACCACCAGATTTAGATTTAGATTATTTTGAAGAATTCTGTGCTAAACTTCCTCGTCCTATAATTATTATAATGGTTGGCGGTGAACCTACTATTAGTAAAAATATATTTAAATATCTAGAGATTGCCTACAAATATGGTCACATGCCCTTTGTATGTACTAACGGTCGCCGGTTCGCACAGAGTTTAGACTTCACAAAAGAATTTGCTAAGGTAGTAAAGGGAGGTCGAACAAGAATTCATATAGATTTTAGTTGTGGTTATAACGAAGAATATAGTCAAATTATATTTGGTGAATCTGTTATAAAAATGAAAATACAAGCTTTAGATAATATGGTTAAAGCAAAATTAGGAAAAGTTTTAATAAGTAGTTCATTAATACGTGGATTTAATGAAGATGTAATTCCAGATATACTTGATATTGTAAATAAATATAAAAAAATAGTACATAATATTAAATTTAGAGCACAAGGGCATATTGGTAGATTTATAGAAAATGAGGATAACCCATATACAACTCCAGAAATATTAAAATTATTAGAAAAGCATATTGGTGAAGAAGCAATTTATAAAAATATTATATTAAGTGGAGAACATTCAATAAATGTTGCTACGAAAAACATGGATTACCAGAAAAAATATTATGGTTATTCTTTTCCTAGTGGGAAACCATGTGCTTTATGTTTAGGTAAAAATTGTTGTATGCATTTTAGTCCAAGTCGAGGCTTACAAATTTTTGTGCTTGATAATTTTACTCAACAAGGGACATGTTGGCGTAAAGGTTTTTTAACTAATGAAGGTACCATAATTCCTTGGTCTGGACCTTATGCTTTATAAGTTTTATATAAAATGTTAGACTATTATCATTTAGCAATGTTTGGAGCGTATTATTCTATCAATTATACATTAACCAATCCTGATGATATTGTAACAGAGATAGAAGAAAAATTTGAATTTTTAAGATATAATCCTAGAAAAGATATTGATAGGTGGGGATTATCAATAACTTCACTTGATGGTGGAATGTCTGGAATACCAAATTTAGATTCATTATTACAATATAATAATGAAAACAATACTTCATTTAAAGAAGAAGATTTTTCTACACCAACTCCAGTATATGAATATTTTAAAGATATATTAGATCCATTTAAATCTTGGTTAGGTCGAACACATATTTTAAAAATAAATCCTGGTGGATATTTTCCACCTCATCATGATGCTCATGATTTAAAAACTTTTCGTCTTATAGTTCCTCTTCAAAATGTATCACCACCTAAAATTAGTTTTATCGTAGAAGATAAAATATTAAATCTTGAAGTGGGAAGAGTATATTTTGTTGATACAGTTAAAATGCATTATTTTTTTAATACAAGTGAGAAACCAACATATTGGATAGTTATAAATGTAAAAACTACACCGGAATCAGTTAAAAAAATTATACGCAATATGGTAATTATGTGATATAAATAGATATATGATACTATGAAAGCTGAGTTAAACGCACGGAAGGCTAAAGACTAATGGCATATAAAACACAAATATTCACTCTTACTAGAACTGATGGAATTGCATTTACAAATGCAGCTGAAGCATATACTTTTATAAGAGCTAGAGAATATGATTTTACGGATATTGATAAAGCAAAAATTGATGGTAAATTAGCTGCTGAAGGAGAAATTATTGATGATTCATTTGTTGTAACATGGACAATGACTAATGATTTTGATTTTAATAATGATTTAGAAATACCAGGTTTAACTGCTACTTATGGAGCAGCTGGAGAAGTTGATACACATCCGGATTTAGATTAAAACAAAGTAGTATAAATATACCATATATTATAACAAAGGAGTATATAATGACATTAAAAATTGATGGTAAAGAGTATGATGAAAGTAAATTTAGTCCTGAATTACAGAATTACTTAACAGTAAGACAAGAAATGCAGGTATCTAAAACTAGACATACTCTTGAAATTGAAAAAATTGATGTATTAACAGCACATTATAATAAGAAAATAGTAGAATTATTAAAAAAAGAAAAAATAGATAAGTAATGGCCGCAATAGCTAATTTAACTGTAGACCAAGGTGCTAGTTTTAGTTCAGATGTTACCGTTAAGGATGCCAATGGAAATGCTTTTGACCTAACTGGTTATACAGCAGCTGCTAAAATGGCAAAAGGGTATTCTTCAACAAGAACAAGAACAACAATTACTGCTACCGTGGATGCTACACCAACAACTGGTGTGGTAGCATTAACCTTGACTGCTGCTCAAACAGCTGCTCTTGACGCTGAACGCTATGTCTATGATTTAGAAATTACAAAAACAGCAAGTGGAGATGTCACTAGAGTTATTGAAGGAATTATCAATGTGTCGCCACAAGTAACCACATAATTCAACTACTTTTTATTATAAATATACAAAAGGGAGATATAAAATACCAATACTTGGTATAAATATAATAGAGAGAAATGCCAGATATAACAGCAAAAATAAATGTAAATACAGCTTCTGGACCTCAACAAGTTTCAGTAGCTTTACCGTCTGGTCAGGCGGCTCAAAATAGTTCCCTTTCTTTAAAATTATTAGGTGATGTGGATACAACATCTATAGCTGATGGTGCATTATTACAATACAGAGCAAGTGATGAGAAATTTGTAGCAAAAACAGAAATAGTGACCACAACAGGTACACTATTATTCAATTGTGGGAGTTTTTAAAATAGCATATGGCAACAGTAATACAGATAAAAAGAAGTTCGGCGGCAACAGCACCAGGAACATTAAAATTAGGTGAATTAGCATATACTTATGGAACAGGAACACAAGCAAACCTAGGAGATAGAATCTTTATAGGTGAAGGTGGTGTAGATGGTAATGGTGACGCAAATAATGTATCAGTAATTGGCGGACAATATTTCACAGACATGTTAGACCATGTCGCTGGTAGTTTAACAGGTAGTGGTGCAGTATTAGTAGATTCAAATAAAGCAGTAGATGAGTTTATAGTAGGTAATCATCCTAGTGCTGGCGGACAAGTAAAATTCAATGAAGGTACAAATAACGGTTCATCATTTATTGGTCTTAAAGCACCTAATCAAGTAACCTCAACAACAACATTTACATTACCAGACGGAGATGGAACAGCAGGACAGTTTTTAAAATCAGATGGTGCTGGTAATTTAGGATTTCAAACAGTATTCTCAAACATAGATTTAGCAGGTGATGTTGGTACAGATGTTTATAATACTAACGAAACTTTACAATTTCTAGGTGGTACTGGTCTTGATTCAGCAATTACAGATAATGTTGTAACCTTTAACATTACGGATTCTGGTGTTGATACAGACCAAATAAAAGATGACGCAGTAACCAATGCTAAGTTGGATACAAATGGTGAAACTATTTTAGGTTCATCTACTTTACAACTTGGTGCTACTCAAACTGATATTGCAGGATTAACTTCTTTAGTAGTAGATGACCTTACAATTAATGGTCAATCAGTTTCAACAACAGCAAGTAATAAAGATATTAATTTATCACCACACGGAACAGGTACAGTTATAGTACCAAGTGGTTATGAAGATAGAGCAGGTTTTACAGATAATTCACTTGCAAACAAAATGTATGTTGACCAAGTTGCTCAAGGTTTAGATACTAAACCTTCTTGTAGATTAGGTACAACAGCAAATTTATCATCAACTTATGCAAATGGAACAGCAGGTGTTGGTGCAACTTTAACAGCAAGTTCTAACGGTGCATTATCACTTGATGGATCAACACCAAGTGTTAACGATAGAATTTTAGTTAAAGACCAAACTACAGCTGCTGAAAACGGAATTTATGTAGTGACAACTGTAGGTACTGGTTCAACTGCTTTCGTATTAACAAGAGCAACTCCAGAAGACCAACCATCTGAATTAACAGGAGGGTCTTTCGTATTTGTTGAAGAAGGAACTTTAAATGCAAATAACGGTTATACATTTACACACACAGGTGTTCCAACATTTGGAACAACTTCTTTAGATGTATCACAATTTTCTGGTGCAGGTCAAATTGTTGCCGGCGCCGCTTTGTCAAAAGATGGTAACCAAATGGATGTTGAAGTTGATGATTCTTCTATAGAAGTTATCGCTGACGAATTAAGAGTTAAAGCATTAGGTATTACTAACTCTATGTTAGGTGGGTCAATTGCAACTAATAAATTAGCAAATCCTACAATATATTTTAAAGATGAAACTTCAACGCAAGGTCAAGTTGCTATTGAAGGTACTTTAGAATTTCTTGCTGGCGAAGGTATTAATACAATCGCTAGTGGAAATCAATTACAAATAGTTGGTGAATTAGCAAGTAATAACAATATCGGTGTTGCTAGTTTCCATTCTGATAACTTTGCAGTTAGTTCAGGTGAGGTAACTGTAGAAACTATTGACGGAGGATCCTTTTAATGTTTGGTTGGTGCAAAAAAGTATCTAACTGGTTAACTAGTGGATATGATTTCACTAAACCAAAAGCGAAAGCAACAGTAGTATCAGTTAAGGATTTACAATACAAAACTAAAAAAGAATTAGAAAAAATTGGTAGAAAAATTGGAATAGAATTAGATAGACGATTAACAAAACAAAGATTAATTAATAAAATTAAATTTAAAGCAAAAATTAATAGAGCTAAAAGTAAAAAATAATGGCAACAGTAATAAAACTTAAAAGGTCAGAAACACCAAGTTCGGTACCATCAACTGGTTCATTAGAACCAGGAGAATTGTGTATTAATGTTACCGATGGAAAGTTTTATACTAAAACAACTGGTAATGTAATTAAAGAAGTTGGTGGTGCAGGTTCGGTTACACTTCAAGCTGTTACCGATAATGAATCGGAAACAGATAATGATATTAAATTAAATGGTTCAGATTTAATATTTGAAGGTACTACTGCTGACGCATATGAAACAACTTTAAGAGCAACAGACCCGAAAAGGGATGCTTTAGTTATGATACCTAATGCTTCAGGACTGTTAGCAATAGATGGTGACGCTTTAGCATATTCAATTGTTTTTGGAGGATAGTTATTTAAATGGCAAGTGCTTTTAAAAATCTAGGTGCAATATTAGGTATTAGCGATGGTGTTAGCGCTATACATTATACAGTTCCAGCAAATACCATAGCTGTTATTCATGCTGTTTACATTTCAAATTTAAGTTCTACTTTATCTTTGTTTGCTAATGTTCAGGTTACAACAGATGGTGGAACTACTTTTTATTATGTTGGGAAAGGTTTAGAAGTTGTACCTAATAATACAATGGTATTAGACAAACCGATTAATTTAGAAAATAACGATAAATTGAAGGTATGGGTTGACCCATTAGTAGATAGTTCATTACCGTCTGCTTCAGTTTTCGCTAGTATATTGGAGATTTCATAATGGCTTTTGTAGTTTCAAATTTTCTTTTACGACCGAAATTAAATAAATTTAATGGAATAAGAAGAACGCCGGAAGGTATGTTATATCTAACTGATATAGACCCGAATGCTGATAAACAAGAAATTGTTGTATCAAATTATTATGAAGATGGTAAATCTGATGATGTTGCAAGAGATGAAACAGATTACCTAGATGAAAGATTAGAAATGTTTGAAGTACAATACTTTACAGGTGACGGTTCTGCTAAAGATTTCACATTAACATCACCAATTTTAAACGCAACTAGAATAGCTGTATTTTTAGATGGTGTTAGACAAGTAGCATATTCAAATTATACATTATCTGGCACAACAGTAAGTTTTGTATTAATTCCTCCAGCTAGTGCAAGTATTGTGGTTGGTCAAATTAAGAGAAGATACTTTAATAATGATAGTGACAAATATCAACAAATTAAATATTCAGATGATATCACAACAACTTTCCTTATAAATAGTATAAGTGGAGATTTAGTTAGACGACAAAAAGCAGCAAGTATAAGGTCAGCGGAATCAAGTGATGACTTTGATACTTTTGAAAGTATAACGGCAAGTGTTGGTACAACAACATACCAAAGTGCTGTATAAATATTAAGAGAAAAAGATTAAAAGGTAAAAAATGGCAGATTTCAAACTAGGACGAATTAAATTTAAATGGAGAGGTGATTGGGCTGCAAGTTCAGCTTATGTAATAGATGACATTGTTAAGTATGGTGGTAATGCTTATGTATGTATTCAAAATCATACATCACCTGCTAATGAAAATTTATTTTATACAAGTCCTGGAACATTTACAGAATATTGGCAATTACACCAAGAATCATTTTACTTTAAAGGTGCATATGCTAATACTACTTGGTATAAATTAAACGACCTAGTTTCATATGGTGGTAAACAATACCGAACAACAACTGCTCATACATCATCAAGTTTAGTATTAGACCAATCTAAATTTGAACAATATAGTGATGGTATAATTTTTAAAGGTGATTATGCTTCTAGTACACAATACAAATTAAACGACCTAGTTAAGTATGGTGGTAGAACATATAGATGTACTACTGAACATACATCAGCGGCTGGTGGAGATATCAATATAGTTTTAGGAAACTTTGATATCTATAGTGAAGGTTTAGCATTTAAAGGCGACTTCCAAGTTAACACATATTACAAATTAGATGATGTTGTTAAATTTGGTGCATATCAATATAAATGTATTGTTGCTCATACTTCGGGTGGTGCTCTATCAGATTTTGCTGAAGAAAATTTTTCAGTTTATTCAGAAGGTTTACAATTTGAAGATTCTTATAACGCTGTTACAATTTACCAACAAGGTGATGTAGTAACTTATGGTGGGTATTCTTATGTTTATGTTCAAGCAAATGAATCTTCTGGCAATACACCTGGAACTTCAGCTGTACAAGAAACAACAGGTGGAGATATTACTACATCAACTGCTCACGGAAGAAGTGTTTCCGATTTAATTGAAGTAAGAGATATAGTAGTACAATGTGATACAGGACAGAAAACATATCCAATACACTCAACGTCTACCCAATTTACAGT